TAGTAGGATCAGACTTTCAAGTTGTAAAGTATGGAAAAAAAGAAGTGCCATTCATGCTAAAAAGTGGCATTGATAAGATCCAGGCAATAGAAAAAATAGAAATTGACTTCAAACCAATTGAAGGTTTGTGTGTTCCTGGAGAGCATGTCACCTTCAGGGTGCTGGCTAAATGGGGAGAAAATCCTATCTATCAAACCATAGGAGAGGCATCTAAATCAAATTGCAAGGTCAACTACTTAGCCTGCATGGCTGAGAAAAGAGGAAGAGGAAGGGCAATCTTAAATCTCACAGGATTTGCAAATGAGGGAGTCTATTCTAAAGATGACAAGTGGGAAGCTGATGAGCAGCAGTCATGATAGATCACAGGTACTACATAGACAGAGATGAGAGTTGCAGAAATTGTGGCAGGCAAGCTCATGAGCTTTTCCAGAACACACCACTGTGCAGATACTGTCTCAAAGAAGCAGAATTTAATCACCAAAACTAAAACACAAATGACAAAAAAAATCAAAAGAAAGAATGATGAGATTGTTGAACATCTCAGAGACAAATGGAATGCACTCTATTGGATCATAATTGAACAAATAGAAAAAGACAAGAAAGAAAAAGCTGAAATGCTTGCCATTTTAGAATCAAAAAAACAATAAAAATGACAGAAAAAATAGAACTAGCATCAGAGGTTAACAGCAAAGAAAAAGAGCTAATAATAAGAAAGAGAACAGCAAAGATGTTCCTGGATGATGTAGTCAGACAAGTGACACAGGGAAACCTTCCTGCTCCTTTTGCAGTACTACAGATCAAACAACTTCAAAAGCTATTTACACAGACACTCTCTGAGCTTGAAGAGATGGCATTAGATGATCTTGTAGGCACTGACCACTATATCTGGGGAGATTATAAGATCACCAGGAGAGAAGGATCAAAGACAGTTGACTACTCAGACTGTGAACAAGTCATGACTATGCAGGAGCATTTAAACAATATAAAAGAAAAGTATAAAAAAGCACTCCAGGGAGTTGAATCTGGAGCAACTGTAACTCTAGAAGGTCACAAATTTGTTGATGACAATGGAGAGGAGCTTCCACTCCCTAAATGGAAACACAATAAAACTTCAATAGTATTGACTAAGGCATAAGGGAGGCAAGCTATCTGGACTATATCTCAGCCTCCCAGAGCTTTACAAAAACGTAAATTATGAATCAATATAAACCAAAACACCCAATAAAAAAAGGAACTCAGAACTACATTTTGAGTGATTATGTAAACACAATTCTAGATGAGACAGGAGTTGACATCAGAATCAAATCAAGAAAAAGACACCAGCAGGATCTGCAAAAGATATTTTGCAAGTTTGCCCATTGGCACTTGAGACTCTCTTTGTCTTTTATTGGCGAGTACATAAACAGAGACCATGCCTCTGTCCTACACGCTTGTAGAAAATATGACAATCTCTACTCAACAGACAAAGACTTCAGAGAAAAAGCTGATTTTTTTATAGGGAGATTCCTAGTGATTGATGCAAAAGAAGAGACGCAAGTGATCAAAAAAGCCTTGATTGAACTCATAGAAAGGATCTCAGAAAAAGATAGAGCCAGAGTCTATGCAGTTGCAGTTGACATCCTGGAAGGAAACCAAACAGTCTCTATCACAAAGGATGAGATCATCAAGCTAATAGATCAACAGACATCAAAACTGCTTTTGACAGATGAGTAAAGATCCAGCCTTTCTGTTTTACAGCTCAGACTTTCTCACAGGAGTCTCTGACCTTACAATGGAGGAGAGAGGACAATTCATCACTCTGCTTTGTTTACAGCACCAGAAAGGGCATTTGACAAAGAAGGTCATGCAATTGCAATGCCATGGCATTCCCACTGCAGATGTCCTGGCAAAGTTTCGCATAGATGAAAATGGTCTTTACTACAATGAAAGAGTTGAGCAGGAGAGAGAGAAGAGAGCTGCTCATTCTCTTAAACAGCGACAGAACGCCCTAAAACGCTGGAACAAAGACAAATCATCTACTAAACAGACTCTATACGATGGCAATGCCATGGCAATGCCTTTAGAAAATGAAAATGAAAATGAAAATGTAGATGATATTGTAATTGAAATATTTCCAGCGTTTTCTGATTTCTGGGATCTCTATGACAAAAAGGTAGGATCAAAGGACAAAATAGAAAAAAGATGGAATGCTCTATCACAGAAAACAAAAGAGCAGATCATTGACTATTTGCCTGCATACCTAGAAGCAACTCCAGAGAAAGCCTATAGAAAAAACCCTCAGACTTTTTTAAACAACAAAAGCTGGGAGGATGAAATAATCATAAAAACCAAAAACAATGACTCAAAAAGTAACTACTCAAGCCTCCAGAGGAGAGCTTTTGAAAAAATACAATCCTCATAAGTTGATGCTAACAATGGCAACAAAAGTCAAAACAATAGAAGAGGCTATTGATGACAAAACAACAGGAACTCTAAACTCAGTCAAAAGAGAGGCTGGGACAAATACCATAGAAGCAATCTTGATAGGCTGGATGATACATCTCAATCAGCTCCTAGATTTAAAAAGACCAATGACTGAGCAACAGATTGAGTATGCAACTCACATGATCTTGGCAGACTATGGATCACTAAAGTTTGCAGATCTCACTGTGCTGTTCAATCAAATCATCAAAGGACAACATGGATCATTCTATGAATCACTTGGCATAGATAAGATCATGAAAATATTTCAAACCTATTTTGATCAGAGATGTGAAGTAGGCATGAATAGATCAATCAGCAGCAACATAGAAACAAAGCAGGGACTAGCTGAGGTCTCTACAGAACGTAAATCAACTAAATATTAAAACATGAGCATAAAACTAGAACTCAATGGCATTGTCTATCAAAAAGGCGAGCCAACAACAAGAAACAACTACACAAACCAGGACATGATCCTGCACATTCCAGATCTAGAAAAAGAGAACTACTCTGATTTCTTTAAGATTGAATGGAATGATAAAGGAATCAAAACACTCCAGGAAGCAAACATAGCAGATGGAGATGAGGTCAAAGTAATTGCCTATCTATCTGGCAAAAAATGGACAGACAAAGAAGGAGCTGACAGAGCTTTCAATGCAATCAAAGGATATGCAATAGAGAAAGCAGAAAAAGAAAACAGTGCTGACCAGGAGCTGACACCTTTTCCAATACTAGACACTCCAGAGAAGGAGACTAAAAATGACTTACCATTTTAATTTTTAAAAACAAGAACATGACAAACACAACTCAAGACCTGGTGACCGAAATCATCCAGGCACTCACACCAATTTTCCAGAAACACCTGGAAGCAAATGTCTCTGAAGTAAAAACAGAGAAACCTATCAAAGAAAAAAAGAATGAGAGATTTGAACTCACTTATGAAAGGATAGGAAAGCACACCAGGCTAAACACTAAGATCATGCGAGAAATAGTAGAACTAAAGATGCAAAGCAAAAAGCAGAAAACTATTGCCAAGATCATTAATAAGTCAGAGCCTACAGTTTCAAACTATCTGAAGGCTTTTCAGAAGCACTATCAAGAAGCACAGAAAAACATTCAAACAAAGCTTTCTGTAGCATAGGCTGAAGCGTGCCTAAAAAGTTTGTCCCAAATCCCAAAACCTTAGGGACATGGGAAATGGGACAAGCAAAAAAACGCTAACTTTTTTTCATCTTAATTTGTTTTTTTTGACTCCCTGCTATATGTGGGGAGTTTTTGTTTATAACCTATCGAAATTGTTGAATCATTCTAGACTTGATGTGCTTTAGAAGATTGTAGCTTTATAGTGTCCAGATAGCCATTTGATCATGGCTAAAAATATATACAGAAATAAAACAGTTGCACAGCTCATCAAGATAGCTGTCAGACACTTTCACCTCTACATCAGAAACAGAGACCAGGGAAAGCCTTGCATCTCCTGTGGCAAAAAAACAAAGCTCCAGGCTGGTCACTTCTATTCAGCAGGCAAACATCCACAGCTCAGATTCAATGAGGACAATGTGCATGGACAGTGCCTTTCCTGCAATTACTACAAATCTGGGGATCTTCTAAACTACAGAATCAATCTGATTGACAAGATAGGAATGGACAGAGTCTATGATCTAGAGCAGACAGTAGAACTCTCAAAAAAGCAGAGATACAAATGGGACAGATTTGATCTGGTGGAGATCATTGAGAAATACAAAGCTTTAAACAAATGACAAAAAAAGAAGCTCTAGAATATATTGCAAAACGCTATGACAGGATCAAAGATTTTGTCTATGACATTGATGTGAAATACTTCAAGCTCAAAGGTCAGTACCATGAGGACATCACACAGGATCTCTTCTTGAAAATGTATGCTGAAATTGAAAAGGCTGAGAACAATCCTGCAATGATCAACAAATTTCTAGACCGAATATCTGACTCTGGCACGTTTAAACTATATAAGACAGTCAAAAACATGTACATAGATCTGATCAGAAAAGAGAGCAAATACATCTCCCTGGATGAGAACATAGGCTATCTAAAAAGACACACAAACAAAAATCATGAAGAGCAGCCAGAAGTGATCCTGGAAAGTGAGAAAGACATTGACAAAATGATTGATGACTATGTTGACAGCTTCTATTGGTTTGACAAAACAGTTTTTAATCTCTACAGATACGAGTTTAAAAATCACACAAACAACATGAGTCAAGCAACAAAGCTCTCTGTCTCTACAATATACAGAACAGTTAAAAGATGCAAAGTGAAGATAAATGAGAAACTAAAAGACCACTACTATGAAGAGTAAAGGACTAGGAGATGACATTGAGAAATATGTGACCAAACCCCTGGGAATAAAAAAGGCAGTTGATACAGTATCAAAAGCAATCAACAAACCATGTGGCTGCCAGGAAAGAAAAGAAGCTCTCAATAGATGGTTTCCAAAAAAAGGGAATCTGACACAGGATGAGTACGAGTTCCTAGAGATGTTTTTTCAGACTTACAATGGTAAAAGACTCAAATCAGAAGAGGAGAGAGACATGATCTATGTTATCTACAATAAAGTCCACAGAACAAATGAAAAGCCTTCATCATGCTCTGCTTGTTTGAGTGGTATTGTAGAAGCTTTAAGAGTTGAGATGGCTAGATATGAGTAGAAGGCTTGAGAAAATATACAAGATCAGAAAGCACCCAGACAATCCTAGGCTGATCAAAGATGAGAAATACTTCTCCCTGGTCAAGTCAATTGAGACCTTTCCAGAGATGCTAGAAAAACGCCCTGTTGTTGTCAATGAGGATTTGCTAGTGCTAGGAGGCAATATGAGACTAAGAGCTGCTCAAGATGCTGGCATGTCAGAAATTTGGATTGATGTTGCAGAAGGATGGAGTGAATCCAAACAGAAGGAGTTTGTCATCAAAGACAATACAAATGCAGGAAGCTGGGACTTTGACATGCTGGCAAATGAGTGGGAGGTTGATGATCTCAATGATTGGGGACTTGATCTACCAATGCCAAAAGAAATGGAAGAGAAAGAAGAGAAACCAAAATGTGATTGCTGTGGAAAATGATTGGGAGCTGAGTTTAGGATTTTACATAGGAATGGTCATCGGATTCAGACACTATGATCAAAACAACTGCACAGACTATGTTCTATATCTTCCATTTATTGATTTATGCTTAACTATATATCATGACTAAAAAAAAGAAATACAAAAAACATGGTCTCAAACAATACAGGCAAGGAGATCCTTTTCCAGAGGACTTCTGGAACTACAACATCAATCCGATCACAGGCTACTATGTTGACTTACTCAAAGACAAAAGGGGAGTGCTAAACAATAGAAAAGCTAAAGATCAAAACACTGTAGAAAGTACAGCATAAATACAGCAGCTTTATGGCAAAAGATGACATCAAAAAATATCAATTTAAAAAAGGGCAGTCTGGCAATCCTAATGGGAGACCAAAAGGTGCAAAGAATAGATCAACAACTGCCAGGAAGTGGCTGAACATAAACATCAAAGCTGTCAATCCATTAACCCTGGAGGAAGAGCAGATGTCCCAGGAGGATCTGATGACTTTAGCACTAATCAAGAAAGCCAGGCAAGGTGATGTAGGTGCTTATAAGGCACTCCTAGACTCTGGCTATGGTCAAGCAAAGGAAAACATTGACCTCAACTCAGATGTGCCTTCTATTGACTTCTCAAAGCTTTTTGTTTTTAAAGATGATCCAGGAGCAGACACAGATTGAGTTCAGCAAAAAATACAGAAGATTCTGGAACGAGACTAGATACACAATCCTCACAGGAGGAAGAGGATCTGGGAAGTCTTTTTTCACAGGAGTCTTTTTGCTAGGACTTACCCAGGAAGCAGGACACACAATTCTCTTCACCAGATACACACTTAGATCTGCAAGTGTTTCTATCATTCCAGAGTTCAAAGAGAAGATT